AGGTTTAATGCCTCGTCTGATTAGATATTGTTTCGTGCCTACTTCAAATTCAACTTCTACTAACGAATCACCATTATTAATAGTATTGACCATTTGTTCTTTCTTAATGATACGAAATGGTTTATTAAATAAGGCAAAACATAAGGCATCAAGGAGTGTAGATTTACCACTACCATTACTACCTACAATTAATGTAGTATGTGATTTATCTAAATCTATTTCAATAGGTTGATTACCTGTAGATAGAAAGTTTTTATACCTTATCTTTTTAAATACTATCATTCACTAGCTTCCATATAGAGTTCTTTTGCAAACTCTTTTAATTTTTGTTTATTTAAATCGCCTGTTTCGGCCTGGTCAATATAGTTACCTAAAAAGGTTAAAGTATCTTCACCTTGTTCTAAAATATCTTCTCTAACTGTAGATGTGATTGCTGAGGGGTCTTCTACAATCTGTAATTCATATACATTAATAGTGTTATATAACTTCTCAATAAATGAGTTATACATATCTTCATCTGTTTTTTGTGATATAAACAGTTTAATATTCTTTTTATCGTATTGTTTTAAATCTACTTTACTATAATCTGTTTCTTTATCATTATATACAATCTTTTCAAACATAGTATTATAGTTTCTAATATGTTCAAGTTCTCTTGTATTTGTATCAAATATATGAAATCCTTTTGGACATTGATAGTCTGACCAAGTCATTTCATATTGCGTACCTAGGTAATAGATACGGCCATCATCTGATTTTTTGTGAAAGTGTCCTGATAATACTTTTTCGAATTTAGTAAACTGTGCTTTTTCTAATCCGTGGTCGTTGAAGTGGCCTTTGTGCATCTCAAAGCCTTTAACTTCCAAGTGACCCATACATATAGTTGAAGCGGAATTGTCAATAGCATATATAGAATCATCATAGTTATCATCACAAATCCAAGGAAGCATAAGAATATCCAGGCCATCAAAATTCCGCTCGATTGGTCTAGTATAGATTTTAGCCGTTTTGCTAATGTTGAGATTTTGTAACGCATTAACTTCATTCGTATTTTTATAATAGGTATCGTGGTTACCAATTATGATATGTGTATCAATATTTAGTTCATCTAACCTATCCCAAAACTTCTTCTTAAAGTTATGAGCTGTATTATGGTTTATAAATTTTCGTCTGTCAACTACATCACCTAAATGTATTAGAGTATCTATCTTATGTTCAATAAGATATGGAAAAAACAAGTCGTCATAAAACTTATTCTGATACTCTAAGAAAGCAGGAGAATCGTTGCGACAACCGAAATGTGTATCATTCAGTAGCGCTATCTTCATCAATAAAATATTCCAAAGTTGTCTTAGATTTCTTTTTAGTTTTCTTTTCTTTTTTCTTAGGTTCTTCTATAACCGTATTCTTTTGTAAGAATTCTGTAAACTGGTTCGTAAATTCTCTTTCTTCACCAGGTTGTAAAGACATATCATCATAATTAGCTTCCATAATGAGTTTATGTTTAATTGTAACTTGTTTCTTTTCTTTTTGTATTCTTCTTATAAAGGCATAGTAAATAATCTGTGTAAAGTAAGCAAAAGGATTGTTTGACTTTTCAGGATTAAAGTTATCCAAGTATTGTAAACAATTCTCAATACCATCACTAATCATATCATCTCTAAATGTATAATTGATAAAATTAGGACGATAAGATAGGTGGTTTGCAATCTTTAGAAAGCAACTACCGATATAGTCTGTAACAGGAGGTTTTTGTTTCTTTTTCTTTTCTGCCTCAGCGACTGTTTTTTTATATTCAATCATGGCAGCCAAAAACTCTTTGTTATTTACATAATGTTCTTTTTCAGTTTTTTTATTCATAGTATTCATAATACACCATTTCCTTTAAATTGTCAATGCTCCTACAAATTTATATTTTTAATAATTTATTTCACCTACGCTTGACTCTTGCCTTTTTTTAGATATAATAGGGGTGTCCGCCTTTGAGAAACAGATACCTTTAAGCCTAATGGATTGTCGGATCCTCATCTTCAAACTGTTCAAAGATTTCATTGATTTTTTGATTATCGTCATCACTCAATCTTTCTCTACCATAATTTAATTCTTGTTTGGCAGGAACTTTTTCCACCACATTATAATCTCTACATATATTCACATAAGACTTTTTCATTTCTTCGGAGGCCGTGGTGATTGTCATTATTTTTTGTTTAGGAATAGTAATAATGTTATCACTCGTATAGGCTGTCCATTTAACTAAAGCAATGTAATCTCTAAAACCTTGAGGTGTTAGTTGAGGTATGTATTTTATTTGTAAAGGCTTTTCTATTCTTAATAGACCATGATTATCTGGTAGTTGGTCCTTTATAGGTAAAGAACAAACAATATCGTCACCGTTTTCTAGCTTAATTATTTTTATATTAGTTGCTTCTTGGTGCATTGGTTAACTCCACATTATGGATTTCATATTCAAATTGTTCTTCACTATAGATATTTATCCGTTCTCTAAAATGAGATAAAGTGTAGTTCTCTTTCTCATTATAAGTTAAATCATCTGCAATATCATATAAAGTTGCTTTTGATTTGTTATCTTTTAATCGTAAACCACGGCCAATAGATTGTAAGTTTCTTATCCTTGATTTAGAAGGACTAGCAAAAATAATGTTATGCAAGTTCCGTATATTAATGCCCGTACTGAAAGTTCCATACGAAGCCACGATAATAGCGTTGTCTGATTTTTCTGTGATTTCTCTAATCTTTTCTCGTTCATCTGTTTCAACTCCTCCATATACATAAAAGACCTGTTTATCTTCAGCTTTTAGTTTTATTTGTTCGTGTAAATTTTTACCATGTTTTTCTACATATTGAAATAAACATAATGAATTACCTTGTAACTTTGAACATAAGTTTACAATAAATTTATTTCTTTTCTCATGTTGTACAAGAAAATCCATTTCTTCTTGGTAGTTTAATCCGTGTACCATCTTTCTACTACCATTGTCATACTCTAATATTAAAGCATATATCTTCAAATCTGCCAGCTGTTTTTTATCTTGTAATTCAGCAGTAGATATAACTTTATTTACAGTACCAAACAGGCCTTCTAATACTAACTTATGTGTTTTAGTACCATCTAAAGTACCTGTTAGACCATATCTATACTTACAAGTTTCAAGTTTTGTCATAATTTTTGTAAGTGATACGGCCTTAAATAGATGTGCTTCGTCACCTATTACAGTACCAAACTGTTTAAACCATTTCTTTGGTTGATTATAAATTGATTGCCAAGTAGATATGACCACTCTTTTGTGTGTGTCTTTATCATAACCTGAATATATTTTATGTACATTCTTTTCACTATTCCAACCATAGTCTTTGAAATCTTTACTTAACTGTTCTACCAATGATGTTGTTGGTACAATAATTAATACTTTATTATCTTTCTTTTCCTTTAACCGTAAAAGGTTAAACCTAGTAATAAGATAGACAATAAGAGATTTTCCACTAGCGGTGGGTGAAAGTAATAAACACCTAGACTTTTTAATTGCATGAATAAATGCCTCCTTTTGATAATCTCTAACTTCTAAAGGTACTTTTAATGCTTTAATAAAACCATCAACAGCTTTATCATCAACTGTTACATCTGTTATTTTAGTACCATTAACAACTTGTATACCATTGTCTTTACACCATTTCAATATATATGGATAAAGACCTGCATATATTTCGCCAGTTGCATACGAATATAATCTTATTTTTCCGTCCCACACTCTATTTCTATACTGTGGCATAAACTTAAAACCAGGAACTTCAAATGTAAAGTATTCAGATAAATCTCTACGAATTCCAGCTTCAGCTTCAATTTTTAAATAAACTTCATCTTTCTTTTCTAAGATGATATACTTTGTTAAGACCATTGATTACCCACAACCCAACCAACAAGTGTCTTTCTTACACCACTTGTTACTTTATCAACCTTATGCCACACATGGCTTGGAAAAACTATCATTGTGCCTTTTTTAGGTTTACTAAATGTTTCTATTTTTGTTTTATTGCCTATAGGGTGTGGGTTACAAATACTAAAATCACCGCCCTCATAATCTTCATTTAGGCACATTGTAAAACTTATTTTTCTTATCATACCATTTTTATAAGGACTTTTATGACTATCTATGTGCCAATCATAATGGTCATTCTTATGATAAATTGTATATTGTAAAGGTTCAAATTCTTTTAACGAAAAGTTCCAGTTACTTTCATCATTAGCAATTTGTATTAAGTTATTTAATGATGTTTGTAGTTTAGTATTATTCAACCAAGATACCTTTGAGCTTCTATTTAATTTATTACCATCTTTTATTTCTGCATTAGAAATATCTAAAGACTCACCGTCTTTGATTATTTCATCACAAAAACTATCAGGTACTATACCCTCTTTAATATGATATAAATTATTTAAATACATTAGATAGCACCACTTGTAAATTTACGCCAATCAATGGCGTTCTTTATTGTAAATGTTCTGTTTGAAATTTGTCTAAGTGTTCTGTCTAAGTAATCAATAACTGCATTGAGATATTGTACTTTTTGTTTTAATCTAATTAATTCTTCATCAGCGTCAATGTACTTGTCAACATCTGTTCTAAGTATTTTTAAATCAAAAGGTTTTTCTGCATAGACTGAGGCATCTGCCTTACCTGTATAATACTCCCATTTATCACGCTTCATTTGAGCAAGGTCAGTTTCGGCCTTAGTCAACATAAGTT